TGACCTTATTGTAAGAACATAGAAATAATGAAGAAGATGATACAATATTAATCCCCGGCTGGCCGCCGGGGATTCTTTTTATTTTACCCTTAATTTCTGTCCCGCATAAATCTTACTCGGATTTGCAATGCCGTTAAGCTGTGCCAGCTGCTGGTAAGTGGTTCCGTACTTGGCAGCAATACCGGAAAGGGTATCTCCGGATTTTACCGTGTAATACTGTGCTGCCTGGTATGCTCCGCGGATATCGCCGTCATTTACCCAGCAAAGGCCATTGTCCAACAGGTACGGATTCTTCGCGCCGGACTGAATCTTCGTAATGACGCCGTGGTTCTTTGCCATTTTAGACGCCGGGATAGCTTTACTGTTCGGGTCTGTACTGGAAGAATAGCAAGTACTAAATACTACATGCTCTCCCACCTTATGTTTGTAAGTTGGCGCTGTTGGTTTTGGTGGTTCCGGCTTCGGTGCTGGTGTACTTCCTAAAATTTCCGCCGGATAATCTCTATAGCAGATATTTACATCTACGTTACCAGATACTCCTGGAACAGAACCTTTGGAACTGTACTGCCAAATGTCCTCTCCGAAGTTTGGCTTGTAAGAGGCATGCTGCTGGCCGTCGTTACTACCGTATCCGGCACCCCAGCGGACGAACCGGTCTAACTGGCCTTTAATAACCCGATTATGCCAATCTTTATTGTAATATACACCACACCAGTATCCGGCTGCCTCGATAATATCTCCGAAGGCTTTTGCACAGGCAACAGCCGCACTCTCCGTTCCCGGCTCTTCGATATCGAAATATACCGGATAGGCCAGCTTTCTGCCTTTAATTAACCGCAATACATGCTGGGCTTCGCTCTTTGCACGGTCTGTATTTGTCGCATAGGAGTAGAGATACACACCATAAGGGATTCCCAAACGTTCACATTCCGCCACGTTCCTTGCCCACTGCTTATCGTCCTGTTTTGCCATGTCCATACCGTATCCGCAGCGGATAATAGCCCCGGCAATATGGTTCTTTGCTGTTTCCCAGTCAATAGTTCCGTTATGTTCGCTTACATCAATTAATAATTTTTCCATAGTATTTTCCTTTCTGCCGGCTGTTGCGCCGGCGCAACTTATTTACTCTCTACTTCCGGGATACCTGCTACAGAATTGGCAACAGATAAGATACCGGACAGCACAGAGGCAGATACTACCACTTTCCAGTCTACTGCGCTTAATACTGCCGCCGTACCTACGGTTGCCACAAAGGTCTGTGCCATGGTCTTTACAGCTCTTACCCCAGCCGCTTTAAACCACTCTTTTGTATCCACGTTTGCTTTTAATACACAATTCTTTAACATATGTACTACTCCTTCCTTATTCTTCGTAGATAATATCAAGGCCGTATGCAACTGCTGCATCATGCTCAATCTTACATCCTCTTGCGTTTTCCCATCCTTTACAGAAATATGCAGCATGGCACAGGGACATATTCTCCAAAGATTTAGCCAAGAAACACAATGGAATCTGAACAACACCACGTTCCTGCATCTTCTCTTTGCTATACCATTCATCTGTAAAAAGGGTATTTACAATCTCATACCCATTTTCCTGCAATACTTTAATTGCTTTGTCTCTAGTTGCGTTAATTTCTTCGTCCGTTTTCCCAGCCATAGGCTGGCTCAGCATAGCTTTTCTCATGCTTATTCTCTCTCCTTTACTTAAAAATCATTGTCGCCACTGCCCCGGCAGCGGCTGCCACCAGTGCCAGCACAACAGATTCCCACCGCTTTGCTGGCTTTCCTTCCAGTTCTGCTACTTTTACGGTAAGCTGTGCAAGATTCTGGTTCATAAAACCTACTTCTTTTGTTAATCCAACCATTTCCTGCGCCAGCTGGTGGACTACGTTTACTACCCTTTCTACGTTGTCCATGCGGTGTTTTAAGGAACCAATTTCCTTATTTACTTCCGCAAGGGCTACCGCTGTTTCCTGTTCGTCCATGCTACACCTCTTTCTATGTATTATTTCTTTTTTGCTATTTTGGTCTTGCCCATATCTCCATGCGCTTACCTCCTATCTTTTAATCTGAAGGCAGCACATAATTACAACTCCCAACACTGCTCCTGCAGCAAATGCCAGTACATATCCCATTATGCTACCTCACTTTCTGCATAAGTTTCTTCTGCCAGAAGTACAAGCTTTGCATATTCCTCTTCGGAGATTCTGGACATTGCAAAGTAGACATCCAGCTTGGCAACAGCTTCGTCTTTTGTTTTGTAAAATTTCTTTTCAATCAGATTTGTCATAAGTTTTACAATTACTGTGTTGTTCATTTTTCTACCTCCATGTTATCTAAGATGTTGTTTGTGTCATTCTCTATCATGGCCGCCTGGGTGGATAAAGGCATTAAAGAGAGTAGGTTTGCTGTTTTCTGTATCTGTGTGGATACGATTTTCTCCAACTCTTTTTTAATATACAGCTTTGTATCTGCCACGTAATCCAGCTGCATATCTGCATTTGCGTTATTGGTTACTACTGTGGTTGGATAGTAGGTGTGTAGGACTTTGTAGGCGGCGATTGTTTCTGGCGGCAGGTCGGTTTCGATTGGGGTATTAAGTTGCCCCGCTACCACTACTGGATAATCCAAATTATTTAAAATCGCATTAAGTTCATCTGCGGTGATTTGCATATCTTTTGGAGGTGCTATATAAATACGTTTGTCTATAAGTACGAATGCAAATTTTTTCGGTTGCGGTTGTCCCCAGCTAGAATATAATGCAATATTACATAGCGAAATATCATTATTGCTTTTATATTTATTAGCAGTTATATTATGTTGTAAATATCTTCCGGGAATGTCTGGCGTTTCTTTAAGAGTCCACCCGCCACTTTTAGTTTCTACACCTATTCTCTGCACATACTTCCCGCGTTCCAAATCAATCTCGTCACAAACCCACTGCTGGCCTGCGCTGTCGGTGTAATTGCCGCCGGACGATACGGGGATGCCTGGAAGACCGTTTGGTGTCTGGATTGCAAGAGATTGTTCGTCATGGGGCTCGTATGGCAGTGGTGTGTCTCCCAGATTAAACATAATATCGTAAAACTCTGCGCTCATTGAGTTGTTGTTTATATCGAATCGGAAATACATTTTATCCCCGTCTTCTATATCCACTGTTCGCTTGCCCGCATTTCCAGTGCTCTGGTATACAGTGCCACTCTTCTTTTCTACAATCAAATACATTTCAACTGTGTTTTCTCCATTCGTTCCGCCGTAAGGTTTATCGCTCTTAAAAGACAGCGTGTATTTTCCCGGCGGAAGAGATAATTTATCTGCTTCTTTGTTCAAGAAAAATACCATGTCTTCTTTGCCCGTAGTGCCTTTACCAGTAAACAAGATTCTATCTCCGTTTAACGTAATCTGTTTTGCAGAATTATTAACCTCATATCCCTTAAATTTGTTCAGAGGAAACAGATTCCCGGTAATTACATTTGCGTTTATTTCTCCATTTTCTGCATTATTTTTTATCTCCTGCGGATAATCCGGAGAAGGGGAGGGTTTGCCGCCTGTGTAGGGTTCGAATGGTTTCGCAGTATCTCCGGCATTAAGCATATACCAATATTTATTAAAAGTAACAAGGTTATTGGTATTTGAGTCGTTTCTATATGCGATAGTCATATACCCATCTTTAGACGGGAAAGTCCTGCTCTGGCCGCTATACACGCCATTCGAGTTGCTGGCAATTTCAGAAGTTGATGCTTTTACATTACCGCTTATAAGCATAATATACGCACTTTGGTCTGTGGGACTTTTGGGTATATCGGAGGATAGTGTAAAATTTCCTTCTCCAACTGCGAGATTAAGAAACTTAAAACCTCTGCTATCGTTTTGTTCTATTTGTGACTCATCAAATAACTGCGCTCCAGTCGTAGTAATCTGTTCGGACTTCCCGAACAGTTTAAGCCCCTCCATAAACGCCTCTGCGCTGCCGACAACCTGTATCATACTGCCTTTTGTCGTCTCTACAATAGCCCCTGCTTTACTTTGCCGCAGGTCTGCAATGTCCGTTTTGTTGGTCTGTATCTGCCCCCGGTCTGCGATAATCTCCTGGGCGGCAGCCTGGACAGCCTGTACCTGTTTTTCTCCCTCTGCGGTTACCTTCCCGGTCTGTGTTGCACCCTCTGTCTGTACCGTTTTTACAGCTTCTGTTTTTGCTGTTTCTACTGCTCCTGTAGCTGTTCTCTGTGCAGTCTGGATATCTCGCACGGCAGTTTCTCCGGCAGTCTGCACCCGGTCTGTCTGGGTCTGTCCGGCGTTGTTTACATCTGCAAGTGTCTGCTGCGCGGATAAAGTAAATTCCTTTGCAGTCTTATCTACGCTGTCCTTGTTTTCCTGTACCTGTGTGCTTAATTCCTCCACAGCTTCTTTGGTTTTCTGTACGACTGCTCTATCCTCTGCTGTTTTCCCTGCTGCCGCCTGTGCTGCGGTGCTGGCATTTTGGGCTGCCTGCTTATGTATTTCTCCCTGTTCTGCGGATGTTTCCGCCCGCGTAGTTGCTTCTTGTGCGTTTTTAGATAATTCCTCTACTTTGGCCACTTGCTCGTCTATCCCGGACACGGATTCTACCAGACGTTCTACTTCTTTTCTGTCTTCTGCCGTCTTCCGGGAATCTTCCTGGGCTTGTCCAGCGTAATACCTGGCATTATCCTCCGCTCTCTCCGGCAGGTCTTCCCGGCCATGTGCCCAGCCTTCTGCCTGCTTTTCGGATTCTGCCGCCTGCTCTGCTGCCTCCCGGACGGCCTGCACCGCCTCGTGGAAAATGTCCGGGTTATCTGTGCCGCCTGGAACTTCTGGTTTCGGTCTGGCCTTTACCCCTAAAGTAATCCGGTATTCCGTCTGGCCGCTGGTGGCATCTGTTAAAAATACAAATGCGTAGATGTTGTAATCATCTGTGCTGTCGTTGTTTTCCAGCATACTGTCCGGGATAATCACATCTGTAACCCCGTCTTTGGTAATCCCTATACGGGGTACGGATGTACCGCCTTTTGGCTGCAATGCAAAGTCGATTTTCACCGCTGCCGGAAGGTTTAAGCCCTGGATGCGCAGGACTTGTCCGTAATCATACTGGCTTAAAGCGCTATACTTACTTGCGCTGGTGTCTCTTGGATTAAATACCACTGTTACCATTTTCTCACCTTATTCTTTCTGCAGTTCTGCTTCCACTTTTTCTCTCCATCTTACCGGTACATTGTCAATGTCAATCGTCCCATCTTTAATTTTCATAACATAAAAAGCTACCATTATGCTTCACCCCCTACCATTCCGGCTAAATCCAGAATTGCTCCGTCCTGGACTGCCTGCTGCGCTTTAATTTCATCAATTTCTTTTTCCAGTTCTGTTTTCTCCCGAATTCCAAATACCGCAATTACTTTCTTTTCCTGTGTATAGTCCACAGATTTAAACAGCGGTGTTTCCAGTTTCATATTTGCATATTCTCCGGTCACCTGTTCTTCGCTTTTGTACTGCACGGTATCCAGATTCCCTTCTTTCGTAAGGGCTTCTGCCACTGTTTTTAAATCTGCAAAATCTGGTACAATTACTGTGGTTTCTCCCAGGCTTGCTCCTGGTAAAATTTCGATTTCTGTATTATCTTTTAATACAATTTTTTCCATAGTTTTTTTCCTTTCTTTTAAATTACAATTTTAAGTTACTTTTTGGTAAATGATTGTTTGCCTGTAAAATCCAATTCACAAAACTCCGCTTTAATGAATAAAATCGTTTTAGGTTCCGATAAAAATACAACACTTATAGTAACCGACCAAACACTTAAATTCGTAGGTGGAGCAGCAACCGTAAATCTCAATACCATATCTTCGGCGTACCAAAAAACGGCTGGTGACGTTATTGCTCAATTAAAGTCCGCAAGTGCAGCGGTAATAACGAGCGCGAATGTATCTAAAAATATCGCAACTATAAAATGTAGTAATTTATCCGGCACACCGTACGAAGGGGAAATTGCCATTACGTTACTAATATTTATGAGTTAAATTTAATTTAGTGTGTCCAAGCTTTCCACGTTCCATTATCTTTAACACGGCTATATACACCTGTGTTATCGAATGGAATAGCTATAATTGCCATGTAATTAATGGAGGTCCTAATAATAATTGCTGCCCCTGATGCATTTGTGGGGGCTGCATTAATAGATTCGCCAGTGCTGCTATATCCACGATATCGAATTATAGTAAACGAATTATCTCGAAGGGTTTCTGCGTATGTTAATATATTTGCATCATAGTCCCCTGCATTATATATTTTACCGTTCGTTAAAGCGGAGTTTAGCGCATCAATCTCACCCTTAAGTTCTTTCCCCATAGGTGCCGCCAATGCCAAATCCGGATTTGTTCCGGCCAGGTTATTCACTGGCGCCGCAAAAGCATGTGATTTTAAATCTCCGCAGAATTTTGCCAGTTTTCCAAATGCAATTTCCAAGGTATCTTGCGGCTGGATATTTGCCCTCTGCGTTGCTACTTCAAACGTTACAGTGGTTTCGGAAGAATCCCCATTTTTTTTCAAAAATTCTGTTTCTATTTTATTTCCACTATATGCGGTTGTGGCCGAGGGCTGTTTGTCATTTATTGCAACTTTACTCTGTATGTTTTCAACTGCTTTATTCGCATTATCTGCGGCTTTATTTGCGCTATCCGTTGCCGTATTTGCATTTGTGGTCGCCGTATTCGCTTTTGTTGCTGCGCTTTTGGCAGATGTTATGGCAGCGTCTGCCTCTTTTATTTTCTTATCTACACCGGATGTAAGCGTTCCCTGTATCTCTTCTGTTGCATTATCGATATCTTCCTGCATATCTTCGTAGGTAGACAGCCTTTTCGGTTCTCCTGCTTCAAAAGCTATGTATACAGCCCGTCCATCTTTGGTATTCGGGTCCCCAGATTCCACAATTTGGAATTCACGGGGCAGCGTTTTTGTTTTATCAAATTTGCTGTATGGGCCGCCTCGCTGCCGCTGCCGCGTTTTTTTAATTGCCATTCTTATTCACCTTCCGTCACGGTTACATTTTCCATAGCTGCCTGTCTCAGTGTTTTGAACGCATTTTCCAAGTCGTCTCGTCCGTCCGGTATAATAAACTGTTTACGGACATTCTGCTTTACCGGAATACCGTTATCATCAATTTCTGAGTATGTATATGACACCACAGTTCCATCACCGCTTGGAAAAATTGTAACGCTAGAAATTCTACGCATAATATTGCCTCCTTAAATCATTTATGTAATTCATATAAAAGCTATATCCTTCTCCTGCATAGTTGTTATGCTGGATTTCTTCATAAAACTTTGCCGCATTAAGCGCATAATCAATATCTTTTCTTTCATCGGACTCAACTTCAACCCTGTCCAGTCTCCGGGCTTCAAATCCTCTCTGTATCCCTTTTAATTCCCATGCAAATTTCAAACCAGGAGTGCCTCTAACGATGAAATAAAGTGTTTCTTTTTCTTCCACCCATATATCCCCTTGACCTTCCTTTTGAAGAAAAACCTGGTATTCGCACTCTGTATTGATTGTTTCAATGAATACATCCTCAATGAATATTCTGCACACTCCGTTTGTATCTAAATATCCTTGTCCTATATCTCCGAAATATGGAGATGATGTTTCGTAACAATGTTGAACTCTATCTCCGAAATTTTGGGTTTTCGATATTTTTGCTTTTGTTCCTCCGCCGTTAACGAAAAAATTCTGTGCCCAGATTGCATCCGAGGCTTTTACCCACCTGGTGTTTACAGTTCCGGAAATGTTTGCAGAGCTAGCGTCCATTGAATTACATTTTGCATTGAGTGCAACAGTTAAGTTTCCAGAAATTTTAGCATCACCAACGCTCTCAAACCCATAGCTTTGTAATTTTTCAGTGCGTACATAATTTAAATCATCCGAGATATAAAGCATGGTTTTTTGTCCATACTTAACGCTAAAGTATCCTCCCGAAATTTTTGTTTCGTTATTATTCTGGGAAGATATAACCTGAATTGCGGGTTGAGCAACCGAACCATTTTTATCTTTTAGTTTTAAAGTGAGATAGTCCCATACACCCCGAACTTCTCCATCGCTATCCAAAACTTGGAGTGTTCCATACCTATTATCTTTTCCGCCCAACGTCAGAGTACCGCCATAAATCCTATCTGCGCTCACAGTACCGGAATTAATCCAGTCCGCATTTATTCCAATAGCATTTAAAATTTTTGCTATCAGTGTACCGTCCACAGTTAATCCGGCATTCCAGGTCTTTCCTCCGTCTGTAGATACTGCCATAGCCTCTGCTGTCATTTTCCAAACAATTTTCGACTGTTCTTTTGTGGGTTTATCGTGCATATAGTAGATAGAGCTGCCGTCAGACTGCTTTTCTGCTGTCATATATAGGCCAGAGGAGTTTTCAAGCCTGCTGCTCAAATCTTCCATGGCTTTTTCCCATTCTGTTTTCTGCTTGCTCAGTTCCTCTCTGGCTTTTCTATAAGCTGCGCCTGCCTGGGAAAAATAGTCTGCATTGTTTCTGGCCGGACTTTCTGTACTGTTGGAAAACGCTGTCGTTGACATATATTCAAACTCTATATCCGTCAGAAACGTTTCGTATACATTGTTTTTTGTATCAACAACATAAGCCGGGTCCATGAATTCAGCGGTAGGATATGCCGTGTGTGTGGCTGTAAACGGCCGCACTTCAATTCCTACTATCCACTTCCCTATCAGCCCCAATGCTTCTTGTTCCTTGCCGGATATCAGCGGATTGTCAATACTCAGAACATATCCCTCTTTCCCATAAAGGTATTCCAGTTCCTGCTCTTCCCCATTTACAACTTTCTTGTATGTAGTAGACAATCCAGTAATAACCACATCATCTGTACTAATCTCTGGTTCTTCCGGAAAATTTGACAGCACATGGTAGTCATCGTTATCTCCAAACTCTCCCCCAAAAATGATATCCTGTACAGTTTCCCCGAAATCTCCGCCGAATGTCGTGTCCTCAGCTGTTTCTCCAAACTCTCCGCCCGAAATATATTCCTGGCTTTCAAATATGGATAAATCGTAGGTCTTAATCAACAGTCTATTGTTCTCATCGCATACCGCATTTCCGCCCGCAATCTGGGCTATATACCCTATCACTTCTCTGCAGAGCAGGTCCTTTTCTATGCTTTCTACAATAAAATTCTGGTTCGTAAAGGACGGGCTGCCTAAAACTAAGTTGCATTGCTTACACACATCCTGTAAAATCTGCATCGTTGTAGCCGGAAAAGCAATGCTTGGGCTATATGTAATGTTGGTTTTATACATATCATTTACGGCTTCAATTTCTATTGTGTCACCGTTTGCTACAGGAGAAGTGACAGTGAAGGTACCTTCCTTAATCTGTTCTGTTGTGCCATTCGGCAATTCGGCTTCTGTGTACAGCGTAATGCGCGCATAATAGAAATCGTATTCGGAATACTGCTGCTCCGAATTATCAAGGGCAATCCTCATGGTTTTGGCTGCTGCTATACCAAGAGGGAATGAACTTGCCCCGCCGGACTCCGAGTATCCGTTTCCGTCCAGCAAAAAATCTCTTTCGGAATTAAGTTCTAACTTCTGCCCGTCTGCCAGCACAACTTTGGCATATGCGTAAAACGGTCCGCCGTTATGGATAATCTCTTTAAAATCGTAGCTTACATTCTTCATAATTCACCTATATTCTTAAGGGGTTTATGCCTGTTACCTGGAAACTTAATTCTTTTACTGTTTCCTCTCCGTCTACCAGAGAGTAAAACGATGTTTCTATGTTATTTACCATAAACGGTCCCGTTTCCCACCTGGCAGTATAAGTATTAAAGTGGTAAAATTGGAACTTTTCTTTTCCGAGAACCCTTTTCTTAATTTCTGCCGCAGCTTTGGCCGAAATATTACTCCACTTTAAATTGTAGGCCTCGACGGTGAAGAGAACTCCACCTTTCATATAGCCTTTCATGGTCCTTGTCCGGTTTGAATCAGATGTCACCGCCTCGCTTACGGAATAACCGTCTTCATCAACATCCGGCGCTTCGTAGTCATCAAACATCAAATGTCTCTGTGCCATTCTCTCCACCTCTCAATCATGCCAATTCAAAGGGATTTCTCCCTGTCTGCATTTGCATTGTCTTCGCTTCATCAATTATAATACGCATAATTTCTCGTCTGCCTACCTTTGCACTCACCTCATATTTATTTCCGTTGCCGCCTCCGGTTTCTTCTCTCACAATACGTCTTATAAGCCCCTCTGGCGCCTCTATATTGTTTCCATACTTCTGGTCTCCCAATACTGCCATGAATTCCTTGTTCGGCGGAATAACGGCGCCAGACGCAAGATATGGAATGGTGGGAGGGGTTATTGTCGAAATACTAAAGCCGAAACTGTTTCCACCAAATCCCGGTACCCAGCTTGGAATTGTAAAGTGAATCCTGTTAAGCATACGGATTACCGCATTTAACCCCGATGCAATCGCACGGATTATGGTGTTTACCACACCTATAATCGTATTTAATGGCATTGTCGCAATACCTCCCAGAGTTTCAAAGATACCGGAGAAAATGTCTATTACAGACTGCCATGCACCTTTCCAATTCAGTGTGAAAACATTTTTAATGAAATTAATAATTCCACTGAAGGTATTCTTAATTCCACTCCATATATGCTCTACACTGCTCCAAAATCCCTCCAGGATGTCTCCCATAACGCCAAACTGCTCCTGGAAGTCCTGCGTAAAGATTCCACTTAGGAAATCATCAAAACCTTGTAAAATACCTGTAATGCCATTCCAGATGTCAGAAGCCTTCTGCTTTATGGAATCCCATGTATCGCTCAAGAACTGCTTAATGCCGTTCCAAATAAGTTCTGTTGTTGTTTTTATTGCTTCCCATCTTAATTTTATTTGCTCTGCGAGTTCAGCGGCTGCTGCCTTTATATCGTCCCAGTGTGTTATTAAAAGGATTCCTACCGCAATAACTGCAATGATTGCCAGAGTAAGAGGGCCACCTAAAGTTGAAATTACTGCACCGATTCCCGGGATTAGTTTACCAATAACACTTATTATCTTACCGATAACACCAATCAGCCCCGCATTACCAAACAGTGTAATCAGCCCTTTCACGGCAGTTACTATTTTCATTATCAGTGGGATTATTTTTCCGGCCGCAAAAGCCCCTATTAGAGCCGCACCGACAGCCTCAATAATCCATTGGTGTTTACCCAGAAATTCAAACAATCCTGCCAAAGCATTTATAATAGCCGGAAGAGCTGTTTCTATCAGGAATTTTGCCACTGGGAGAATGATAGTGGTATAAATTTTATACAGGAAATCTCCTATAGTCTTTACAATCGGTTTAATGGATTCCAGCAGTCTTGCAATGGATTCCAGCAATGGGTAGAAGTCTAAATTTGCCGCCCAGTCAGCCGTCGCCTTTGCAATCCTTTCCACAAAATCAAGGACCGTCTGTATAATGTCCGCTATGGCCTGTATAATTCGTGTTCCGACATTGTTCGTTTCCCATGCTTCTTTCAGCTTCGTGGCAATGTTCCCAATCAGAATCAAAACCTGCTGTGCGATTCTGAGCATGGTAGATAACATTTGCGTTCCTGTTCCATTTGTCCATACTTCAAGAAGACTTCTGCCTACACTCTTTGCTAAATCTCCCAGGCTTGAAAGCGCATATTTTGCAGCGTCAATGGTATTTTTTCCTTCTGCCTGCCACGCTTCTTTAAATGGCTTAAAAAGACTTGCCAAAGTATCTTTTACCTTTTGCAGGATAGGAATGTCCGTAATTTCGACTTCTTCAAAGAACGGGCCTTCTGGGATAGTTCCTCCAACGCCTCCGTTGTTCCCTCCACCATTGTTTCCACTACTGCTGCTACTTTGTTCCGTATAGCGGTTTATATCATCCAGCGGGGAAAGATAATCTTCTGCTGCTTCTGCTGCCTTTTCTGTTTCCTCCGCGGCGTCTTTTGCCCCTGTCGCTGTATCCTGCAGACTGGAAGCATAATCCTTTTGTACCGCAACTGCCTTTGTGTATGTACTTTTTCCCGACAAGAACGCAAAGAACATACTCACATAACTCGCCGCTGTAGAGAGCATATCTATAAACTTTGTTAAGATAGGCGCTATAACATCCAGGATAGGTGCAAACGCTGTAGCAAGGCTGTTCTTTAAGCGTTCCAGGCTACTCCATAACATGGATATGCTTTTATTTGTACTGCCAGAGTATTGCGCAAGATTGGTAAATCCGTCTTTAATCGCGCTCGTTGCTGCGCTTATTGCCCGGAATACAAAGCTAAACAAAAGGGATGTCCCCAACATTTTCCCAATACCAAATTGGGCGGATTTAGCAGACTTTCCGGTGTCTTTAAGGGTTTTTGAAAATTTCCGCCCCGACGTTGCCGCTCTTTTTTGAGCATTATCTGTTTTAAACAGTGATTTTTTATAATCTTCTACTTGTCCCTTAATACCAGAATATGCAGTTTTGAGACGTTCTGTCATGCTGACAAGTTTTCTCTCTTCCGCCTCTACTTTTTTCATATCTGCGGCCGCTTTTTCCGTTTTGTTGCCAAGCGTAAATGCTTTGCCAGCACTCTCTAACTCTCTTAATTCCCCTTTTGCATATTTAATCGTATTTGCCAGTTCATCAATATCGTATTGCAGGCTTTTGTATCGCTTACTATCTGCAGAACCACCTAAGTCAACAAATTTTCGCTGTGATTCAATCAGTCGATTCATTTTTTCTGTTGCCGCAGCTATGGAATGCTGTATCTCTCTATATTCCTGTGTAGGAATTTTTTGATTACCATACTCGGCAACTTTTTTTCTTAATTCATCAACTTTCTCTTTTTGGGCCGCTGTCTCTCTATTCAGTTTTGCGAAAGAATCTATTTGTTTATTAAGGGCTGTCTTGGTTGTTTCCCCAAGGTCATTAACCTTTGCCGCTGCTTTCCGCAGATGATTCTCTAATTCTCTACTTCCAACCTTGGCTCCGTCTGTATCTATCTCGGTATCAATAATAATAGATCCGTCAGCTTCTGCCATATTCTCACCTTTTCTTATTCGGCTCTGCGTCTGGCGTCTGGCTCTATATTTTTCCAAACAGCAAATCGAGGGCTTCTCTCTCTTCTTTGCTGCGTTCTACTTTCTGTTTTTTCTCAAAATCAACCAGTTTCTGGTTATCTCTGCAAAAATCTTTCTCCCATTTTTCCAGTTTTTTTCCTTTGCGTTTCTTTTCCCGGATACTCACAATCGTGGAAAATGTACTCTCCCCGACTTCCATGTATAGTCCGAAGAAAGTCCACCAGTGCATATACGCTTCTGACCGCACATCTTTATGTGCAACCTTATTAATTGCCGGGATTACAACTGGAGCGTCATGCTCCCAGTCCATAAGCCGAGGCTTCGGACTATCTCCCGGCTTTATTCCGCAATCAATAAAATCCACTGCTTTTTCTGCTGCTTCTTTCCAGTCCTTCGGTGGCATGTCCTCAAAATCCACATACAGTATCTGCAGCATGGTAAGGATTTTCTCCCACTGCTTTTCGTCTTCTGTCATGTCTGGAGATAAGATTTCCGGGTCATTCATAGCTGTCAGTACGTCCAGCACAACCCGAAAATCCGTCCGAATCGAATACTCCTTACCACAAACATCAATGGAAACCGGGAGTTTCCAAGCGTCCATTATCGGTGGTACTTCGTCACATATTTGTTCATGCGACGCTGTACCTTTTTACTGCGCACTTCAAATTCTTTTTCAACGATGTTTGCAATCGCCGTGAGGACGTTTTCTACAAACAATTCCCCGGAGGCCAAAGGGGAAAGCGGGGACAAAATGTCGAAAAATGCTTCCTGTGCATCTGCGCCGATAAGATAGCTTACCTGTTCCACCAATGCCTTCTCCGCCGCCCGCATTGTTTCCTCTGAATTATCCGGTAACTGCAAATCGTTAAAGAATTTCGCCACTTCCTCATAGCGGTTTACAATTCCTGTATCAGACGGTCTGAAAACGAATTTCCCAAGTAACTTTCCATGCTTATTCTTGATGTTATAGACCTTACTTCCATCGTCGATAATGATGTCGTTGTTCTGGTTGTTCTGATTTCCCATGTTTTTTCTCCTTATCTGTGTCTGTTCAGCTTGGGATTTCCCCGGCTTTAAATTCCGGCGCTCCTGTTTTTAAAGAAGCTGCTGTGACATACCCTTTTGTACGTTTTCCGTCCTCTGAAATACTAAACGGAATATTTAATCCGGCCGTGTCGCCACCATAACTCTGTGGCTTCACAATAACTTCCTGCACAAAAGCCAGGTGGTTTTCTGCCGCTGTGTCCTCGATAATTACCTCTAACGTAAGGGTCTGGCAGGCTGCGCCTTTCTTTCTTTCCAGAGCAATATCTCTAAGCGGTTTGTACAGTTCATTATCCGTGTCTGCATAAAACGGGTCTGCGTCTGTGGTAGGCTCATATCCGTTATCTTTTGTTTTTGTCTGTCCCAAGATATTCTTTGTAGTTTCCATATCCGGGTTCAGCTCTGTGGAAAGTTCTTCGATATCATCTCCGATAAGAACCCATTTCGCGCTTGCTGTTACTTTTTTAAATGTAGAATCAAGATAGAGCATAAATGCTTCACGATTTAATTTCATATGTTTTCCTTTCTGCTGTCCTTGCAGCTATGTTATTTATTCCTGTAAAAAATGTTTCTGTATCTGAATACAAAGCTTATTACCCAGTTCTGTACATTGTTTTCGTTTACATAGTCCAGATACGCTGGTGCCTGCCTTACAATCTCTGTAATAGTCCTGCCGTCTGTCAGCACCGGGTATCCCGGCAGCTTATAAGTTTCACTGCCTATCTTTATTGTCTGTCTTTCCAGCCACCGCCCCAGGTTGTCCAAAAATTCTTTTATATCTATTTTTGAATTCGCCGATTCCGTCGCTGTCCGGTACACAATATAAAACGGGTAGTTGCAAAGCTGATTCACTTTCCCGGTGACGGATACTTTCTCACTGGAAATAGCGGCGCCTGTAACGGGATAGAAGGCAATCCCACTCTCCTCCCCCAGGGTTGAAAACTTAATCTGTTCACCCTCCAAGAGCCCCGGATACTGATTAAGCAAATCGTTGATAGCATTGGTAATAATGTCGTAGCCGTCCACGTCATATTTGAATGGCTTGCGTTTATCCGCCTCCTGCAATTCTCTTCACCCCTCGTATCCATGCTTGTCCATGGTTGTTTTTTGCTGTATCGAACCAATGTGGTGTAGCTTTTGAATTGCTGTAAGTAAGGGCCTCGTCTGTCGGCACTTTCTTTACACCCTTTCGCGCCCACGGCAAATCCGTCACAGGGTCAACCATTATCTTTCCTTCGTATTGGAATCTGCCGTAAGGGGTATAGGCTGCGTACACTTTACCCGTACCTTGATATACCGCACTTTGTTCGCTTGTTAAATTCACAAGCGCTCCGTCTCTAAGCGGCATATACGGCTTCATGCCATTCATAACTTCCCTGTCAAGATAAATTTGCGCATCCTGGTACTGCTTTTCAAACCGGTTCAAATTTATATCCACTCGGATATCACCTTCGACCAGAGACCATTTAGGAAAATGAAAGGTTCTTCCTGCCATGTTATTTCCCTCCAATCTCAAAGTGTGGGATAACTGTATAAGGGCCTTTTACGTTTGTTACCAGGAATACATAATCCCTGCTTTTGTTCAAATAATCGTAAAAACCGCCGTTTGCTCTGTTTTCATAATCCGAATTTTTTACCGGGTCTTCCGTGTATTCTCCTGCCATAAAAAAATCCCCAGCCGCAAATGTAATGCTTTTTAATAAATCCCCTTGGGTTTTCCATTCTTTCGGCGGCAGCCACAGAAGTTTCCCTATCATTCGTTTCCCGGCTATTACCCTGTATTTAATATGCAAACTTGCTGTATCTGCGCTGTCCGGTCCGGTTTTAACCACATTGGCAGCCTCATCCATATTTAAGTCCACCTTGGACAAAATGTGAGGATACCAATATATATCCCCTGCCTCATCGACATATTTATTAAAAAATGTCACGGTATCGGTATACATTGATATCCTCCTCTCTTACCAGAATTCTTTTCCGCATTTTTCACATTTCCAGATATGGTGCGTCCGGTACCTCCCCGGAGAAACGTCATCCAAAATTGTTCTGCAACACACTGTCCTTTCGTGTTTGCAAAACAGTCTTCTAAACAGTTTTTTAAACAGCTTTTTCATAACGCCCCCACCTCCTGGAACGCTTTCATCATTTTAGGGAACTGTAAGGCAATCCAGTCAGTGATTTCTTCTGAAACGCCCCATGCGTCTTTGGTGCTGCTGTCACACCATAAACCGCTTTCGTATAAAAACGCATGTACTATCTCATGCCTTAAGGTGTGTTTGTAGTAATCCGTTTGGTTTTTTGTGGTCTTTTCGTCTGCCTCAATCAGAGCCACAACAATCTGTTTCGTATACGGGTCCATATATCCATCCACGTTTTTCAACATCGCATCTTCGGATTCTTTCACATACAAAACCTCATATTCTGTTCCCAAAATATTTACTCTACATTCCTGCATACAATAAATATTCTCCCTTTTTATCTGTTACTCCGCATAAGTATTCTGTGGCAATCTGCCGCAACAGCATGTTCTCTACTTTTTTATCCATAGCGGCCTGCATATACACATCTGTGCTGCTCCCGGTTACTCCAGTAACATAGGTAATGCTCTCAGAACCAGAAGAAACAGAAGATACCATTTTTCCGGTTACTGTACCGTCTTCTCTCTTTATGGTCCCCACAGTTTCCATGCTGTTATTTCTAACCGTATCAATCTGGTACAGAGCATCAGCAACCGCACAGACAGCCTTTTTAATTCTCTTTTTAGCCCGTTCATTTTCTGGGAGCCCGTCCTCCAGACGATTGTATGTAAGATTGTCTATACGGTCACTGGCCGCCTCTAAGTACCTGTAAAGAAATTCTCCAGGCACAGCGTTTCCGTAGTAATCATTTGCATAAAACCCTTCATCTGCATATGCCATAGCGTTTCTCCTTAGCCTCTGGTTTTAATCCGTGCAATCGGAATTGCCTTAATCGGGAAATATTTTGTACTGCTGGAATCGTTATTCTGTGCAAGCTGCCACTTACTTCCGTCTTCCAGTTCTGCGTCTGTAGGGGAAATAATAGAGCCTGCTTTCCAGGAAATTCCGTACGGAGAGAAAATCTTCCGCTGACGGGAGTAAAGCACATCCACTCCACCTTTTGTCTTGGGGTCTCTGTCCATTTCATACGGAACTTTTGCACCGACATTTGTGTATTCAATGGCGCCTGCGCCCATAACATAGGTTGTATAAACCGTACCAGCCGGAAGCTGTACTACATACTCATTCGCTTTAATGTCGGAGATGTCAGCGGTTACATCGGATTTATTAATTTCCTTGTCTCCTGCTGCACCAGATTCTTTTACCAGCTTCGCACCCTCTGCGTTTTTATCCGCTCTTACATATTTTGCTTTTACGGATTCCGTCGGCATATTATCGTCGATAAGCACTGTTCTTCCGTTTACGGTAGCCAGAGTAAGGTCCCTTTCAATGCCTTCTGCGTCTGTGTACTTCATGTAGGCCAGCAGTTTTAAATTTTCAAGGTTTGTAGCAATCTGGGAATGCATAACTGCCAGACTAAACTTGCCTTTATTGTCCCCCAGTGCTTTCTGGATACCGTTATTCAACGTAACTTCTGTAAATACGTTTTTGTCTGCGTTGTTTGAAATATCATAAGTGTGCTGCTCAACAAAATCTTTGTCGCCTTTTGCAGTCATGGAGAAAATACCTTTTAAAGTTGCAAGCAGCGTAGCCTGGTCTACACCGTCCCAGTATTCTGCCACTTCCTCGGCCGCCGGCATGAAATCCTCTCCTGTAATATCCGTAGAGAAGTCTTTTTCCGTCCAGCCATGCGCACGCCCGATAACAATACGTCCATGCGTGTATGTATCTCTGGAATCTGCTGTAATATCCGTATTTCCGTCGTAGTTATCAGCTTCTCCGCCGATTCTCGCCTTAATCGGAATTACAATATAGTTTCCGCCCGTCTGGTCTGGCAGCATTGCAGCATATTCACTCTTTTCTACTACCGCACCAGACTTCAATAATTCGTTTCGGTTAAGATTTCCCACACGTTCCACGTATGCACCAAAAACCTCTCCATTAAAATTCTTTTTGTCAAATAATGGCATTTACATTCTCCTTTACATATACTGTGTAATATCCAGTCCCGGATTTTCATTTTTCATCCGCATTAAATCACCCATATTTAATTTGGTTCCCGGGTCTGTCTTTTTTCCTGTTCCGGCAGTAGTAAAACGAGCAGCATGCTCCTGGGCTCTCTGCTGTTTTTCGTCAATAAAAGCTGTGGCGTCCTTTTCTTTAATCTGTCCAATTAAGTCATTTAAGCCAAGGATTTTGCCGTCTTTCAGCTTCAGTCCAGCCTCTTTTACTTCTGCCATAATTGCTTTCTTTGCCGCTTCGGAACTAAATTTAAGTTCTTCAAACGCTGTGTTTAAGGCATCAGAAAAATCTCTTTCATAAATTTTCTGGTTGTAGTCCTGCTCTGCTGCTTCTGCTTTCTCTTTCCAGTCTGCAATCTCCGTTTTCAGACCTTCGACATCAACCCCATCGAACTTATTCAGCGTTTCTTCTGCTGCCTCTGCTTTCTCTTTCCAGTTATCCCGGTCAGAGGTCAGATTTTCATTTTCTTTCTGCAGATTTTTGAGGTCTTTCCCGTTTTCTGCCATAACAAAGGCAATCTGTTCTTCGGTCAGTCCTTTTTCTCTTAAATCTTCTGTCTTCATTTTTCTTCTCCTTATCCGCTATTAGGTTATTTATAGGTGTGTAACCGTCCACCAACGGTTTGCCGTTTTATAGGACTTGGCTTGTCCGGAATCAGGGCACCCGGAATCGAACCGGGGACTTGCTGTATGTAAGACAGGCGCTCTGCCAACTGCGCTATGCCCCAATACTGTGCACGCCGGAAATTGCATCCGCTTTTCAACCTCCGGCATATAACCGTTTCTATTAAGGACGTGCACCTTGGAAGGAGGAATCAAATATAAGAAAAGAGCCAGTGGAACATATCACACATTCCACTTGGCTCTGCGTCTGGCGTCTGGCCTATTTGTTCTTAAATATTGTTTTTAATCCCTTATGGACTTCTGCCAAAAAAGTTTTTTTGCATTTCGGGCAGAACACAGGGAGATTCTTTGCGGTGGTATCCACCTGTATTTTGGTTCTGGTCTTACTGCCGCACTTAGGGCAGTGCACCCAGTCTTCTATCTCCTCTGTTCTCATACATTTTATCACCTTTTCATCTTTCATTTGTCCCCACGTTATTCCCCTTTCGCACTCTCGTACCGTCTTGCCGCTCCTGTTGCTTTCCTTGCCTGCTCTCTGTTCCATTTGGCTACCTGTAACCTTTCATGGTACGGTTTAAGTTTGTTATCTTCGCAAAATTGCCGATAGGCTTTATTTTGCTTGCTTAAAAGATAAGATTTCCGGTCAAGTTCCTGCTGCAACTCAAATTTTAATTGGGGGTCCTGGCAATTATCTACTGCCGTCTGCATATTCTGTATTTTACGCTTTGTGCCTCGCACACGACGCTCTAATGTCCGCTGGCGCTGTTTTTTTTCATATGCCTTTTTATTTTCTTCGTTATCATATTGTTCAAAATAGTTATTTTCTCCGTCACTGGCGCCAAAATTGTGCAAACAGTTCGCACCGCACAATCCCGTTACTGTCCCGTATCCAGTTTCTGTAAATGGCGGAAACCGCTTATCTTTTCCGGAAAGACTATAAAACTTCCCCTGCCACCAGGAGTGGTTTCCCGGATTCTCCCCGCCGTCTCCAATGCGGGCACCCAAATGGCTGCTTACAAGGATAGTATCCCATTTCATTTCTTTCATGCGTTCAATGGATATTTGCCCCGCCGCCTGGCTTACACCTGTTCGCAAAATCATCATAGTAGCAGCTTCTATACTCATTTTGTATCCCGAGGGATACTGCACTTTCAGTCCGTCATCGGAAACCTCTTTTATTACGTCTCTGACCGCCTCTGTGTACGATACAGCCCCAGAAGCGACCATATGGTACGCAGTATCCATCTGCTTAATAAAAAGCCTCTGTGCTCCGTTTGCAGTGGTTCTGGTAAAGTTTCTCCACTCTCCCGCCGTAGCTTCGTAGTTGCGCTGCATGAGTCGCATAAGCGCCGGGGACTGCACCAACGGAACCGGAGACAGCCCTACTGCACGATATATTTTATCGTCCCACTGCAAGGCCGTTATTCCTGTTTCTTCCATGGCTTCTTTTATTTCTTTAAGCTGCACTTTTGTTTTATCGGACAACTCTTTCTGTATGTCCTCTAAAAGATATCCCGCTTCCTGTAAAACCTCTATCTGCCATTTATCCGTAGCAGTAAGCAGGTAGTCTTCCCCTCTTCCGAGCCGGGTCATTATACGAGAGATTATTTTGTCCATAATGTTCTTGTGCAATACCGAGGCTATTTCTTCGGCGCCTTCTGTTATCCTGTACAGATAATCCGGTGTCAGCATTTCTTATTCCTCTCTGTAGCTATCAAATATTCTTTCTTCTTTTGGCTGCGCTTCTTCCACCATTTTCTTCGCTTCTTCTTCGGACATCTTCTCAAATTTAACATAGTACATCCACGGCGGCACATCTCCCTGAACTCTATATTTCCACCAGTTTGCCATATCTTCCTGATAGTTATATGTAATGTCCCCAAAGCTAAAAGATATAGATTCTTTTAATGTTTCCCACAGTTCCGGTGGTGTATCTCCGTAAAGGTCTGCCATTACATTGCAGGCATACAGCAGATTTATCATGGTGTCCTGCAGCGCATCTCTGATGTTTTTAATCGTTCGGATTGTTTCCTGGTCGTCTGCCTCTACCTGTGTGGCCGTCATCATGCCTGTTTTCTCATCCAAAACGAACATCCCCTGGGAAAATCCACATTTGGTCGAAATCATGGCAAGAATGGAGTTGATATCCTTGATACGCTGCTCTGTAAGGAGTGTGGATACATGCTCATTTATCGTGCTATCCCCGTCAACCCCCATTTCCAATCCGCGCACAAAACGCGGGAGACTAACCTCTTCGTTTGTTATGGGATTTTTGATGGCTGCCTGCGCCACGAAGGTGATGTGTTTACTATCCTCAATTTCTCCACTTTTCCTGCTCCATGCTATGTCAAGGTCTTTTAATTCTTTTAAAGCATTGTGCCACACGGGAACTCCTAAGGGGCTTGTCCGGTCAATGCGATTTGGTGCGGGATTTTTGAAATATGCAAACAACGGCATTTTCACATTTAATAATAATATATCCGGCTCAATATTCGCCCACTCCTTGACTTCTGTTAATTTGCATGGATTCCCTATGTTTGACTGGTTTGCTGTCATTCTTCCAGTTCTCGCCTTATAAGCATAATTTGTAATGTGATAGATCTTCCCCGCCGCACCATCTTCCAGTGTGGTCTCCTCGAACCTGTGCCATTCCAATCGAGTATACCTCCAGTTTCCCCGGTCTATCTGGCTTTGAAATACACAACCTAAAATATTACCGTTACTGTCTGTCTCTGTTGGTGCAAAGCTACCCGCCTCAACATAGTCTATATTATCACCGTTTGGTTTAAACATAATGCCACAGTTCCCCAAACCCTCTGATGCCTTATCTGTAATCACTGCCAACACATAATCAGCCTGCTTTTGCAAATATTCCGCGCGCGCACTTCCGGAAATATCAATCCCTAAATCCAGCGTCACAAGTCCTGCTGTCACATCATTAATATATCCTGCAAAATTAATACTCTCAATATCATCTTCTGGGTTGAGCCATGGTGGTTTCCCAGAAGTAATATTGTAATATTTAATTATCTCTGATTCCATAACAGTAGAAAGTTGTACATCCGCATGAAACCGTTCCTCTATCTCTTTCCAAAACAATTTATTCCACACCGCCTTTATCCATGTTATCAGCCCCATTTACACCACCTGCGTTTTTCGTGTAAAATATCTCCAACCTGATTTTTAAATTTTTCTTTTCTCACAGTTTATCCTCCTTAACAATTACTCCTTGCAAGCCATTGCCGCGTCAGCATCCATACATGCCGCTTATCATATCCCATAGCACCGAGAATCCTCACGAACTTGTACTGACATGACACAGGATAATGAAATTTTTCCTTGATTTCTTCAATGACAAGCGCTGCCATATCAACAAAATCTCTTGCGGCATCCACAATCACTTTCCACGCTTTCGCCGCTTTATCAGCTATTTTATTTATTGCACAAATCACAACATTTACATTGTTTCGTATGCATCTTTTCCACTCAATCACATATATTCCAATCTTTCTAACTTCCTGTGCCTGTTCTTCGGTTAATGCCATATACATGCTTTAATACTCCTTACATTTCAAATTTAATTCCTAACTCAATAGGTTCTCCGTGGATTTTCTCATATTCTTTAGTCCCCAATAAAATTACCTCTATACAATCCACCTGTTCAACTGCCTTATGCCTGTGTTCCACGCCTCATAAATACTGGCTCAAACGCATATCTGAGAGCGTCTATAATGTGGTTATCTGCGTCAGGATAACCGGAAATGATGTTCCCGTCCTTATCTCGTTCGTATTCATATCTTGTCAGTTCATTATATGCATTCGGTGTTCTCCTGCGGTCAATGACTATCTTCCTTTTCTGCAACCACTTCATTCCATAGTCCACAGAGCCGGGCCCTTTGATTGCTGCTCGTGAGAACACACCTAAATCCCTGTAATCATTCACAGACTTTTTCTCTGCGGAGTCGCAGATAATACAGTAGTCGTTATAGCCTTTCTCTTTTATCCAATCCGCTGTTACCGTGTTCGGCTCCTTATTTGCGTAATGCTCATCAATCAAATAGATAGTCTCTCTCGCATGGTCGTAATATGCCCGAATAAAAGCATACGGGTCAGGAAACCATCCCCAGTCAACCCCTTGATATATCTTGTCCATATGAGAAATTTCTTCATCTGTAATTTCTCTCAATTCCAAAAATTCAAATACATTCCCTCCGTTCCCATTTGCTACTCCTTCATATTCATTTTCATAGGCGGCGGGATTGACTTCTTTGAGATGTTCAGCTTCATTTATAAATTCTTCGCCTAACCACTCTGGCGGCACGTCCTTATATGTACTATGCACTACCATAGCCGAATCATTTTTGAGTTCTGCTTCTTCCGCATACTCATTCGCCCAATTATTTTTACTTCTAGGCGGATTAAATGACTTAAACCGGAAAGCCTTGTCACCTCCACGGATAGCAGACTGTTGTATACTTCTCACTTCTTCCGGTCCCGCAAACTGGTCAAGTTCCTCCAGCCACAAAATCCCGATATATCCGAACTCCGGCTTAATCGACTTAATTTTAAGAGGGTCGTCTGCACCACGGAAATATATTTTCTGCCCTGTAGGCTTATAGATAATCTCAAAAGGCGATTTCTTGTATTCAAATACTTGCTCAAGGTCAAGCGCTCCTATCGCCCATTTCATTTGCGCATATACGGAATCTTTAATTGTATTCCCTACTTTACGCAATATAAGGGCGTGCATGGAAGGATTATTCTTTATCAACTCCGGTATAATACAGGATATACCAGAGGACTTTGTAGAGCCTCTACCGCCTGGAAGAACATACTCTGAATGTTTCCCTTTACGGATATCCCGAATCATAGGGTGGAATACATCAGCTACAACATCAAGGTCAATGTGATACACGCCGCTCTTCCTCGCCTCTTCCATTGCTTTCTTCTCAGCTTCTTTCTCTTCCTTTATGGTCAGCGCTTTCTCCAAGTCATTCATTGCCTTTATTTGGTCTGAAAAGTCAGGCGCAAATCCGAAATTGTCTTTTAGTTCTCCTCTTGCAAGTTTTGTACGACGTTCTTGTATCTCTGCAAGGCTCATTATGTCTCTTCCAGTTTGTTTTTCTATTTCTTTCTGTCTTTCTGCTATATAGTCCGAAACCCCACGTTTCTCCAAGATGTTTTTTCTCGCATTTTTAGCCACTGCGTCTGAATAGCCTGCCTTTTTTGCTGCATCAGATAAATTCCCACCGTTTTTCAAGTATTCGTCCGCGAACGCTTTCTGCTTTAATGTAAGTTTCATTTATCCACCGCCCCTATGTATTTCTATAATCATCCGACTATTTGGAGCAGCAAAATAATCAATACTCGTTTTCCTGCCTATCAAATACCTCATTCTTTCACCGCCTGCCATATATCATTTAAGCAATTTGCAACTTCCACCATTGAAGCAGTACGAAGTATTTCATAATCCCGTTCTTTCCATTCTCCATGTGTATTCCTGTATATTATCCGCGTGCTGAGACTATGCATGGTTATCATGCGTTTCTGTTCTGGACTATAAAACTGTGAAGTTCCTATTTTTATCACAAGTCCCTTCTGCAAAATTGCTCGTTGTAACTTTCGTATAATACTGTTTAAATTCATTTTTCCCTGGACAATTCAGCGGCTCAAAAGCAAGCCCTGTTTTCACCCTTTATATTCACCTCTTCAAATATACATTTCTGCAAATTTTCGTAATTTCTTTTGCCTTTATACATAAAAATCACCCCATATGCGGTATTGTCCTTATTTTAATTTTACCGCATACGGGGTGATGATTTGTCCCCACATTATATTGTTATTCTATTCCACCTAAGACGCCTTTCAAATTCTTCCAGCGCTTTTCGCTGGTATCCCTGGAAGTCGTCGCGTTTTATTGGTATATACTGTTTTTTACTCATATTCACATATCCCACTCCGGTTGTAAGACTGTAAAATAGTTCTGCTGCAATGTCTGGACAAGCGTTTTGTGCAGCCTCAAAAAGCCACTTTTGTTGCTCTCCCCTTACACTTTTGCAGTACTCTCTAAGCCGTTTAGCATATTCCCGCGAGATTCCATAATCTTTTAAGTATGTCTCCCTTACTCTTGCCACAGTTTCACCTCCGTTTTATTTAAGCCGCCCTCTTACGAATCTGCCTTAACGTGTCCGCTGTACTGGAAGCATAATATTTTACTGTTATTGCCGGGTCTTCGTGTCCAAGCACCTCTTGTATTGTTCCTATGTCTACCCCTTTTTCTCTTAATGTCATTCCAAGCGTTTTCCTCATTTTATGCGGATATACTCTGCACTCCAGCCCTGCACGTTTCCCTATATTTTTCATAATTACTTCAACCCCGCTTTTTTTCAAGGCATTATACGGGGCTCTGCATGCAATAAAAAGACAAGGATTATTATCTATTCTTGTAGAAAGATACTTTTGCAAATGATACCTACACTCCTCATCCAGATACAGAATCCTGTACGAATTGGTTGTGCGCTTCTTTTCGCTTTGCACCATAACGTCCCCAGTTTCCCAATTTATGCAAAAGCGGTTTATTCTCAACACTTCTCCCACTCTGGCGCCTGTACTTCTCAACACTTCCAGTATTGCTCTGTCTCTTTCGCTTGCACATGCCTCTCTTAATTTTTCCATTTCGGTCCGTGTAAAGCAGTCAATCGGCCCGCGCTGCTCTGGTCTCTGCGGTATTGTTTCAACCGGATTGCTTTCTATCATTTTTTCTTTTCGCATCCAGCCAAAGAAAGCAGACAAGAATTTCCTTTCATTGTTTACCGTCACCCCGCGGTTTATTTTTCCGTTGTTATTCACATTTCTTCTTTCGTACCAGTTTAAATAACAGGATATGTCAATATCTGTAACCTCATTAAGTGCTTTATGATTAAACACCAAAAACATTTTTACCGACCGGAGATAGTCTTCTAATGTTCCTTTTGCCAAGAACGCTTTTTTGCATAAAAACAACTCTATTATATATTTGTTTCTTTCGTCTATAGTGTTTTGTACTTCTGCCGGAAGAGTTTCCATCCGTTCTATTGCGACTTGCCTCAGTTCTTCTATCAAAATATCATCCAGAATATTCAGAACCTCCGTGTTTACGTACTGTCTCATCTGTACAATCACATTATTTCTCATTTCACTTTTAATATCACTGTTCATTTCACTACCTCCTAGCCATTAAGTATTTTTTACTTTTTATATTTTTTATGCTTTCCCTTATATGTAGAGTGGAGTGTTACCATTTGTTTTTTGTTTTGGTCTCTCTTTCCTCCCATTTTACATTTTTCGCATACCCATTGTCCTTCTGGTACTATCTCCCCACAACACACGCATCTATCTTCCATATTGCGCTCCTATAAGTATTCTTCTAATATCCACCGCAGTACCTCTACCATGTCTGTTTTTGTAACACTATTATGTGTCTCCATTTCCGTTACTTCCTGTATGGCCAGTAGCTTATCCTCTGGGTCGTACTCGTCCGAATGGATGTCTTTTATAATTTTCCTTACTTTACCCTTTGTCATTTTTATCCTCCTCATTATCCTTAACGTTCTTTACTGCGTATAGAGCGGGCAGCAAATGTGTCCCTCCTATTCTCTTTGTCCGAATCGCTTAATAATGTGCTCCCGGAATTGTCCTGCTGCCGTCTGGCAGTCTTCCCGGGGAGTTATTAAATGTCCCCGGTGTTGGCAGTAGCAATCTCCTGTTTGTAGGTCTGTTTTACATTTGTTACAGTTGTTGCAGTTCATAAGTCTCCTTCCTTAAATTCTGCATTCTCTATATATTTCTCAAATTCTTCGTCAAGCCCAAAAGCGACTATCATTTCGGTTAATGATTCTGCTACAGAAAACAATGCTTCTTTTCTGCTTTTCCTATGTGACCATATGTTTTATTTCCTTTGAATTCAAACAGGATTCCTTCCTTCACCTCTTTCCTGCTGCCATCTTCATATTTCACATCAAATTCTAAATTGCTTGTTATTTTCTCCGCTTCCATTTTTACCTCCACTAAATTTCAGTATTCATTTCAGAATCGGCACTCCGCAGTCCGAATCTTCTGTATTTGCAAAATAGCTTTCCGCACCAGGCAATGGATAATATCCGCCTCCCGCAAATTTGATTATCCCAGATATATCTCTCGCCATTCCGCCGCACTTACAGCGAATAACGAATGGAGAAGGTTTATGTTCCTCGCCGAACTCTTCAATGCCTTTCTCCAGATACATTATCCATTCACGTCCGCATGTCTCACATTTATATTTCATCGCGCCATGAACAAGTATTTCCTCTTTTTTCAATGCCTCCTCTTCCTGTGTTTCTTCCAGTTGTCTCTCCATTCTCTTTTTCATTCTTTTTAAAGCATTGCTCATTCCCAACCTCCACTAAACTTTAATTTCTTAGGTACTCTTTTAATTTTGCTTGTATGGTTCCGGAAGTGGTCTCCAGGCGATTATCTCGCTTATTGGACTCCCTAAGTCTTTTGCTGGTTTGATATACGCAACTTCTCCTTCGTATTCATTCTCCTTACATGTATAAAACCACATCCCACCCATTGGATAAATTTCGCATACCTCTGTATATTCTTGGTAATAAGTTTTTTCTTTCTCCGGCACCCAAGAGGAATCATAGTCTGTTATCCACTCATGATGCAGGATGGTTGCCTGCAATCTTTCCCCAAACGGCGGCAATTCTTCGTCCACCGGAATCCAGTCGTTATCCGCGTCTGGAGCATCGGCCATATGGGAACAGATGATTTCTTTTACCCTACTCTCCCGCACATACCAATCTACTTCCATGTTTCCCAGATAAATAGGCGCATCTTCTTGAGATGTTGCTTCTTCAATCTCTTCTAAAATCTTCTCTAATACATTCATATCACTTCCCCCAATCTAATTTCTGTCCGCAATCAGAACAATATTCTCCAACATTGCACTTATTACTCAAATCTCCGTTTCCATAACAAACAGGACAATAAAAATTATGCAAGCCCTTATGTGTTCCTTCTGTTATCTTTTCTTTAATTCCTTTCTTCGGCAACTGCTTTTCCAGTGCTTCGATTGCTGTTTCAAAATATTCAATGCATCCCTCACATAATCCTTCGCTTTCTGCGTCTGTAATAGCCTTTATCCACTCAATTTGGTCTTGGAAAACTTCTATTGTTTCTTTAATTTTCTTCCCATCCATCATTTCGCCTCCCGGACTTCTTTTTCTATCTGCTCGTTTGTCAGCTTTAGCAAATCGTCACTGGTCCAGAACACCGCCCCTGCAGGCGTAATCTGCATACACTCTATCCAACTTTCTGCTTCTACTTCTTTTCCTGCATAGGTGGTTTTACGCTTACGCAGGTATTTCTTTCCTGGGGTTAATTTATTTTTGTCCATGCTCTATACCTCCAAAAAGTCTTCTATGTTCATCTGTCCGGGGATTTCGCAACCGTCCGGGATATTCTCCCATTCCACACCTATGTAATCCAGTACACGTCCCCAGCCAAACTTCTCCCCTGTCTTTTCGTCTGTACAACATCGGTACATATAAAATTCCCACTCTTTCGGGTTGCGCTCTCTTAACAAATCGAACCGATGCGGGCGTTTTTCCATGTGTACCCCAAATCCACACATACTGCAGCCTGTTCTCTGTGCCTTTGTAGTGTACAGGGTTCCATCTGGCTTACGTTCTATGGTTCCGTATATTTCTGGCACCGGGACATCCAAGTCCAGGGCAAGCTGTAAGATGTCCTGGCGAAGAAACGGGGCAAATGGCGCGGAACGTATTACTGTTTTTCCGAAGTAATTACAGCCGTGCTCCACAAGGGCGTCCTGCCTTTGGCCTCCTTCAGATGCCATTAATCCTAAAAACGGCTTGCTGCTATGTTCTTTTGCCCATTCCTCGCATGGCTTTTCTTTCATGTGTAAGCAGCATTTGTTGCTTACCTTAAACGGGGCTATCTGGTAATTTACACCCTCGTTTTCATTTTCGTATCCGCCAAAGAGTTCCAGCCACCTATTTGGCAGCTTCATGCGGCTGTTCTTGGCATAATGTCCCTGGGCGCCGCACTCTCCGGTTATAATGGCATGGCGCATGGTTTTATTTCTCTCTGTTGGGTGCTGCAGGGCTTCTATTTTCCCGGCAATCTTTTTCGACAGGACCGGAAAACCATATTCCTGTAAAATCTCTGTTTTGGATTTTCCCGGCTTAATACTCATAACGCCTATTTCCTTGTGGATTTTCTGGATACTTTTGTCCTCCAAGACTGACACGGATATTCCCGGGACGTTAATACCAATTTTGCGAAGAAACAGCAGCAATGTGATACTGTCCAGGCCGCCTACGCTCACATGCGCATTTAGCCCCATTCCATCCAGCTTCTCCATAAATTCCCACGCCCGGACTTCTGCGCGTCTTACTTTTACCTCATACGGCAAGGCCTGCATAGCGGCCATCTTAGCTACTTTTTGCTTCTTTCGGTTTTTGAACTCTTCCAGTGTTTTTTGTTCCATGGCTTTCTCCTATCTTTTCTCGATTCTCCCAAAATTTCCTATTAACATCTGCATGGTTCCGTCCTCACAGTCCATAAGCTGTACGCTGTCCCGCTCAAATTCCTGGGTTGGTATCCTTATTTCTATTCCTGTGTCTGTTTTTAAGGTCTGGAAAGAGATTCTCTTCTTTGTGCTTTCATTTTTCGGCTCTATTCTGGCATTTTCTATTCCATACCGTTCCAGCTTCTCCCTGGCCTCCTGCTGCATTTCCTCATTTTCCAGGACCTTTTCGATAATGTCCCGTATTTCTATCTTCCCGGTTTCCTCCAGGGCATGGTCCATGGCTATTGCGGCTTCTATCTGCCGTTTTACTTGTCCGCTGCCCTCGCAGTAATATTTCTGCTGCATATGCTCCACAACCCTCTGTACGATATTCAGTTTTTCTTTTTCCGAGCGGTTTGCCCGGCATCTCAAAAAGAGTTGCGAAAAATAGTTGGTCTTTATTCCGTTTACATCGTATCTTTTCTCGGTTACATACAGCCTCTTTCGATTCTCCAGTTCGATTATTGCCGCCTCTGACAGCTTCTGTGTGCCTCCCGGAAGAGTTGCCTTCTGGATTGCAACCCCTACGTTGGTTTCCGTTCCGGGGATTGTCTGGTGGGTATAGGACCTTTTGTAGTTCATTTTCAAAATAGCAAGATATTTCTCCCTCTCTATTTCGTACACAACCACAAACAGGTCTGCTGCCGGTATGTCTATGTTTTCCTCCATAATTCCATACAGACTGTTGGCCAGATAGAAAGATACAGTCACGAAGTTTTCTGTGTTTAAGTTTTTTATCCAGCCTGCTGCCTCTGAATCTTCTTCAAAGATGCATTCTTTCTTTTCGTCACTTCCCATTACCTTCCAGATATGGCCTCTTAAAAAGTCGCAGAAATCTGAACCGGTGTCCAGTTCGTTTTCGGAGTAGATGCACTGTCCGCTCTGTGTGTCCAGCACATGCATAACGGCTTTCCGGATTCTAATATCTTCCCTCTCCATGGTATTACCTCCGTTTCTTCGCATTTCTTATAATCTGTTTCTTTGGTTTCCTGCTGCCTACGCATCTTCCATGCTGTCTGCCATACATAAAGGCTGTAAAGTTTCCTCTTCCCATAGTGTCCTCCTATGCATTTTCTATTTTCTTTGCCAAGGCCTCGGCAACATCCTTGTGCCCGGTTTCCTCCAGGACTTCTATAACCACCTCTAAGGAGACAAATTTCCCGTGTGCCTGCTTGTTTTCCCGCTCTATGGTTTCCAGCGTTTCCATGTCCGGGTGTATGCCGCAGGTTTCCTTCATGGTCTTTGCCATGTCAGAGAGGGTTACATAGTTGTTTCCGAACCGGTCATAACTCATGCAATCCTCACTGTGCTCGTCCATTTGCTTCTCGAACCTCTGCAGGCGGACAGAACGCCAGCCGTGCTCTGCGTAGAGCACCCACATGGCTACTGTTTTCATGGTATTCATTATCCGCTTGGCCAGCATATCGTAAAGTTCCTCTACCGTCTTTTCCGGAAGGATAACAGAAATACCCAGGGCGCCCCGTCTCCTTAAATCCTGTTCCAGATATTCTACGCCTTTCTCCTTTGCAACTCTGAGGGCATAGGCCGCGCCCTCGTTTCTCCACTTTTCTTCTTTTTTGTTCATGGTTTCCTCCTTAGCTAAATGGCAATTCTTCGTCAATGCCGTCCGGAATGTTCATGAATCCGTCCGGGTCTACCTGTGGGTTTCCTGCTGCCGCTTGTCCTGCTGCATGGTTCTGCGCATTTTTGCTTTCGGCAAACTCCTGCTCTTCCACAACCACGTCTGTGGTGTATACCTTGTTTCCGTCCCGGTTGGTGTAGCTGCCTGTCTGGATACGTCCGGTCACTACGATGCGGATTCCCTGGCGCAGGTATTTCTCGGCAAATTCTGCCTGTCTTCCGAAAGCCACACAGCTTATAAAGTCTGCGGCGGCCTCTCCATCCCTTTTAAACCGGCGGTCAACAGCCAGGGTATATCTGGCAATGGCCATGGCATTTTCTCCCTGGGTGTATTTTACTTCCGGGTCTCTGGTTAAACGTCCCATTAAAATAACCTTATTCATAGTTCTCCTTTCAAAGTCCCCCACCGTCCTCCCGTATGTTATTTACTGGTGTTTACGGGTTTCTATCCACAGAAAATTTGTGGAAAGTGGGGATTTTATCCCATTTTTTCTTCACTTTTTTAAAAATCGGGGTTCAAAAATGTCCCTCCGTAACGTTAAATTCAAGTGTGGAAAAATTCCCCACCTAAATAGGATTTTCCGATAATTTGGACAAATTCCTGCCGGGTATGGGTCTTTTCGTATTCCTCCTGGCACATTTCTTTTAGCCTTAAATCCATTTCCCGGTTGTTATGTACCGCCTCCGGTCCCATCCGGTGGTGTCCCAGGCAGAGATTTGCTTTAAATCCGTGCCGCTCGCTGTTTTTTCGGTTGGATGTTCCGAAGAAAATGTGGTGGTCTTCCACGTATTTGTAGCTGTAGTCTCCATACAGCGCCATGCAGAGGTAACACTGCTTTATGCTCTGGTCCTGTAAAATGCTTTTCTGTTTCTTCATATCCAGCTCTCCACGATACATTTGTCGTCTGCTGCCGCTCTGGGAAATCTTACATAAAATCCACTTTTCTGTACGTCTTCCCGGCACTCCTGTACGGTTTTACGCAGAATGCATAAAGACGTGGGTCTTCCGGTCTTTGCGTCAAATACTCTTGCCACACAGCCTTTTGGGAAGTCCGCTGGGTTTTTGTAGATAACTACCATAGGCATAGGGACTACTTCCCTGTTTATCTCCCGTAAGCTGCTAATTACTTTGTTTTTCGGTAATTCCTGCATTTTTATCCTCCATTTCTGACAGCAGCCACCGGGAATAAGCATGCTCTCCCAGTTCCACGGTGACTTTGTGCTTCTGTACCTGTTCCCATATCCGGCGCCACTCTTCCTGGTTCATAATTGGGCGGCCATTTGATATAAAGTCATCTGCTGCCCAGTCTTTTAACCGGTCCCGGAGCATGTTCATGATGAATCGGTTCTGGCCGTATATAGAGAGCACACACGGCTCTTTGATTCTTTCCAGGGCTTCGGCCAGTCCCCGGAGGAACTCCCGGTTGTATGTGCCCCGTCCCTCCCGGTAATCTACCAGGGTAACCGGGCCCTTCTCCGTTATGTACTCTAAAACGTATCCGCACAGGCGTTCTTTCTTTCCGAACACTGTCGTATTGCATTCCAGGTACAGGTTTACTTTTTTCTCCCGCATTTCCCCCTCCATTTCCGGTATCTGTCCATACCTTCTGCAAAAATCGTATACGCAAAGGCATACAGGATAAGGGTGTAAAAGGATGCCCTTAACATTTCCCATGCCCAGATAACGTATGTCAGTGTCATTTTTCCGCCTCCTTCATCTCCCGCAGTATCATTTCCGATATAGCCTGGATTTCTCCCAGGGCCGCTGCGGAAAAGTAGCGTTCTTCAAATCCTTTTTCCCTCATGTACTGTCTTCGCTCTTCGTCTGTCATTTTGCAGAGGCAATGTACCCGTTCCAGGGTTTCTTTCATTTTTTTGTTTTCCCATTCCAGGCGCTGTGTTTTTGTCATGTCCTCTCCTCCTTAAAGTTTCTCAAAGTTTCCTTCCGGGTCCCGGCCATATTTTCCCTGTCTGGTTCCGGCCAGATTTCCTTTGCCGCCGCGGGAAGACCAGAATCTCTCCACGCCGTTACAGCTTTCAAAGCTCAGGCTGGTTATCCCATGTCTGGCTTTCACTTTCTTTACTGCTTCAGATACCTCCTGCATATCCTGCTGCAGGGAATCAAATTCTTTCACGCTTTCGCCTCCTTTTCTTCCGGAATTTCTGTGTCCGGTTCTTGTTCTCTTCCAGGTCTTGTCCCAGGCGGATTAAGGTGTAACGTCTGTACTTAAACCCGGTTACCGGATTAATGCCCTCATGCATCTTTGCTATGTAGTATCCTTTCTTTGGCTTTGACTCTTTCGGCCAGCGCACCAGTTTTTCTGTAGCCGGTTCCGGCAGGGGCATATTCCGGGAAATGTTATAGCTGGCTTCTCTTACCCGGGGTTTCGCCGGTGTACCGTCTGCTTTTATTTCTACAGTGCGCTCGTCCTTTGTCATGTAGCTGGCAAGCTTGGTAAAATCCTCATCGTAAAACTTGCTTTTGCGGATTTCGGTAAACCAGGTGCCGCCTTTGTTCCAGGCTTTTTGTAAAATGCTGGCCGTGTCCCCTATTTCGTTTACCACCAGATGGATATGCCAGGCGCCTTTTGTTCCTCTTTCGATATTCCGTATCCAGAAAAGCTGCTTTCCTCTTTTTCCGTACTGCCGCCGGACCTTCTCCACGGCCTTTTGGAAATCTTTCAGCGCCTCCTGCATATTGGGAGGTCTGTTTTTTGGTTCGTAGGTCCATGTGGCAAAGCAGTCTCCCATAGAAAAATACTGTAGAAGCCTTTGGCGGCATTTCTTTGTCTTATTCTGGGCATTTACTTTCTGCATGTCCTCTTTGGTCAGCTTTTTCTTTGGAGTTCTCTTCTTTCCTTTTGCCCCATAATTCCCGTCATGATACTCTTCTATGTCGATAACATCTCCATGTTTTAAAATGTACTTATTCCTTTTTGTCGCCATACGTTTTTATCCTAACTTTAATATCTTTATCGAGTGGTAAAACGGCTTATTTCTGCCGTTTCGCGCGCCCTATAGCCTGTCCTATCTTTCTGCATTTTTAGGCTTTATTTGGTTTACATAATTTCCCCTAAATGGTGTAAAAAAATAAGGCTCTTGCAATTTGGAATCTGTATGGTATAATCAAGGTGTATTTTTTTAGTGACCTACCATTCAGAGCCTTTGCCGATGCTGATGCGCAAAGGCTCTGTTTTCTTCCATCTTGAATATTTCTATACATGCTTTTCTCTCCGCCTTAAGCGGTTTTCTCTTCCACGTAGTTTATTTTTTCTGCTGCTGCTCTGTTCCATTCTCTTGCAAGTCGTTCTCTTTCTTCTTTCGGGAGAGTGCCGATGTCGACCTTTTCTCCGTTTATAACCACTACATTACGGTATGCCATAATTACACCTCCTTATCCTATATGTATGCTTTGCGGATTGTCCATGTTGCAGGTATCCCGGCAATTATTTACATGGAAAATCGTTTTAAAAACGGTTTGAAAGAAGTAACGGATTTTATTAGTAAATTTATTCCGTAACTCTTTGAATGGGCGCTTCTTGTGTGTAAATCTCTTCTTTTGCAACAAGAAGCGACCATCTTCCATTGTCAAAATCAACCGCAAGTCGGTAGATTCCTTCCATATCTTCCCCATTAAGTTTAAAGATTCCTTTTTCAAGATTAATTTCAAGGGATTTTAATACTTTTCTCTCTACTACCATTTCTCTCACCTCACTCTTTTCTCTCCCAATAAATATTGTTTTTTTAATATTTTCATATTGACTTAGTACATTTTTACGCTTAGAATAAGCCTGTATTAATTTATAAGGCGGTGATTTTATGGGGTTAAGCACTAATGCAACAAAGTTAATGGAGCGTCTTAATCAAAATTATCGGGAGACTGGCAATGCTATTTTTAACGCCAATACATATATGGACATCCCGGATTATCCAAGTGTCATTGAAGAGCTTATAGAAAATGACTATATATCTTGGAAAAACGAAAAAAAGGATGTCATTGGAAGCATAGTTTTAAACCTCGATTCTCTCGATTAAATTTGTGAGAGGGCATTCTTTTTTCGATTGCCCTCTGCAATCGCTTTATTGGTTCTGTCAACATCCTGTAAAAATTCTTCCATCGTCTGCCCTTTGTCAAATGAAAAACTTTTCGCGTCAATTTTCATGTCAATGGTAGCTCTTAATTTTCCATTTTCATCTGTCGCATGATAATGAATGTCAAGAATCCCTTCTGCAATAGATTTTCCCTCGAAAAATACGTTTGTGTGTCCTCCTACGCTCATAATTACAAATTTGGGTTCCATGTTCTAAATATCTCCTTTCTTTCCCGCTTCATAGAGGTCGCTTTCTTTTTCCATTGCATATAACTCATTCATTGTAACTTCAAGTGCATCTGCTATCGCAAGTGCATCACAAGGCTTAATTATTTTCCGCCCGTTCAACATATCGCTTAATTCCTGTGACGTGAATCCTGCCTTTTCAGCTATGTAAATCTGTTTCAGCCCTTTCTTAGCAATTATAATTTTTATACCACTCGATAACGGCTCGTTTGCTTCTCTAATAGTCAAACTATTTTACTCCTTTCTCACCCCGCTTTCTTTTCCATAGAATCCCTAATCTTTAACACATCTGCTGCATTTTTTACGAGAATAAGGCTTTCCCGGGACATCTGCTGCAAATTCACAACAATTTCTTTGATTTCTTTTCTTCGTTCTTCTGTCATGTTTACACCTCCCTTTGTTTTTTGTACCACCTTTTTTCTCACTCTATTCACCTCCTTTTGTTTCACAACCTGTCGTTGTACGACTATTATACGTCGTTATATCAACATTGTCAATATCATTTTGTTGATTTTTTCAACATTTTATAATTGACATTTATTTTGTGGTAGTTTATAATTTATCTCAGACAGGAGGTGTTTAAATGAATGAGCGCATGAAAGAGTTGCGCAAGATATTGGGTGTAACCCAACAAGAATTAGCTGACAAACTCGGTTTAAAAAGAAACACTATTGCTACATATGAAATAGGAAAAGCCAGTCCTAGTGATAGGGTGATTTCTGATTTATGTAACAAATATAATGTAAACGAAGAATGGTTAAGAACTGGAAATGGTGAAATGTTAAAGAAAGTCCCAGACGAAGATGAAGTAGCCATATATGTAAGCGAACTTCTGCAGCCAGACAATCCATTTTCTGAATTAATAGTAGAAGTTATGCGTACATACTCGCAGCTTGACCCTAAAAGCCAGGAAGTATTAAAGGAGTTTAGCAACAAATTAAGAGACAATCTAAGAAAAGAAGGCTAACGCCCTCTTTTTCTTAGATACTGATTGATGATTGTATAAATTTGCTTAACCAGCAAGGAATCCTTTTCTTCTAATTTGTTAAGTAGTTCAATAATCAATCTTTTGTACTCTTCGTAGTCCATTGTATGTACCTCCCTCATGGTTATATAGTGGGAACGTATGTTTGTATATACTATACTACAATCAGTATACATTTTCAAGAACATACGTTCATATTTTGGTGGTAACTTTCCCCACTTACTTAATATCCGAATTTGGGAGGTCGAAAATTGTCGAAAGTTTTAATTTGTCCGGAAACTCGGACACTTATTTAAAAGGGGAATCGAAAAGGTCCGTAATTTTGACTTTTAACCCTTTGGCCAGGTCTTCCATTGTATCCATACGCGGCATTATCTTGCTGTTGCAAATATCAGAAATCGTTGATTTTGGTATTTCGGTAAACATGGAAACTTGGCGTACTGTTAAGTTTTTATTATTCATGTATTCCTGTAATAAAATTCTCATGATGACAACTCCTTTTTTTAATATTGTTGCCGTTTTGTGGAAGATTTTATTCATCAGGAGGATTTATAGCATGAATGCGAAAGGAGAATTTTACAAAAGAAAATGTCGAAAAAATGGCAAAAGAGATTAAAATTTCTCTTTCCAACTCCGTCTATAATCTTAATGGGACTGCTATGTGTTATAATCTTTTTTACGCAATCTACTGTGGAAACAGCCAATGGGGTACGAGGTACTACAGTTGGCGAGAAAATAATTATGATATTGATATGTTTTATTGTGCTTGTACTTCCACTGGATTTTATTTTGTACATACTAAAGAAAATTTTTAAATTTTACAAAAATAAAAGTTTCTTCAATAATTCCTTGAAGCCAGATAAAGTACATCACAATAATATTGGTCGTTTTAGAAATTACAATTCTTTTACGGACAGTGAATTAGAGTTATCGAAAGATACTTCTGATTCGCCAATAATTTCAGACGGAGAAATTGAAACTGAATGCGAGAGAAAATCTGATTTAGATATGCCACCAGAAAGTTGCACACCTCAAAATGGCCCAGAGCCGAATTCTGATAATGATGTGCCTCTTTTATCAGAGAATAAAATAGAAGTACCGCCAGATAAATCTTATAAAGATAATAATAAGATTGAAGAAGATACAGAAATTTCACAAGAAAAGACTGATAAAAGCCTGAATCATACTATTATAGTAGATAGTTACTTTAAAGTGGCTGGTTTTTTAGTTATACAAAAGGGCAAAGCCTCTATCGGAATGCTACAAAGAACTTTCAAAATTGGTTTTAATCGAGCAAGCAAAATTATAAAGCAATTAACAGACGCAAAAGTGCTCATGCCTCCAGAAGGTATCAAACCTCAAAAGTCACTGATGAGTTCGGATGAGTTTGAAAACTTATTAACCAATGTTGAATTGCATTATGATAATCCGGGAGTAGACACTAAAAAAACAAATGTTGTGTATTCGAATGTTGCGAAAAACCCAAAATCCCAACGCAACAATATACGAAATCTAAATCACTACAAGAATAATTATGGTTCACTCGATGAAATAGAAAAAGCTTTTTACAAAGATGCTCTAAGCTTAATGCTTTCTATCGTGAAAACAGACGCTATGATAGTTAATAGCACTTCAAACTTGGAAGAATTTATACATCATTGGGATAATGTGATAAAAACATTAAATATTTTAGCAGAGCATGAGTTTACTGGTTTTTTCACAGGAAATCTTCCGACAGAAAATCTTAATACAATAATTCGTAACAAGAGCATGACAGAAATATCATTCATCAGAAGGGCGTTCACAAAAGATTTATCTGGAGGATATGAGTTTCCAGAAGAATATGCAAAGTATTTGTCTTTCTTTACGGCTGATGCAATTAACTTTATAAATACTGGAATAGAACCATTTCACAATGAGGAAAGCGAATACGAAGAAAAGACTGTATATGGAATGGATAAAAACGATTTTTTTGACAATATGAGTGGCCTTGAGTTTGAGAAATTTTGCGCAGCACTGCTGCAGGATAATGCTTTTAATAACGTACAAGTGACGCAAGGCAGCGGAGACCACGGCGTTGACATTTTTGCAGAAAAATATGATATCACATACGCAATACAATGCAAGTGTTATTCTGGAAATGTAGGAAACTCTGCTATTCAACAGGTTAACGCAGGAAAACAATTTTATAAAAAGGATATTGCTGTTGTACTAACAAATCGCGACTTTACACAACAGGCAAAAGAAGAAGCTGAAATCCTCGGAGTTAAACTGTGGGATAGAAAAAAACTGATTGAACTTGTAAGAAGAGAGTTATCATGTTAACGAAGAAAAACCGCCCGGTATTGGCGTACCGAACGGCTTTGAATATATCCGAAGATATACCATAATTTAGCAAATATATTGTATCATCTTCGGGCACAGCCTGCAATCGGAACATTTGTTCAACGCTGGCTGTTATTTTTGTACCTATTTTTACATACATTATTCAAGCAAGAGGTGATATAATGCAAGATATTATTTATGGTGCCCTCTATATCCGTGTAAGCACCCACGGAAAACAGGAAGAACTCTCGCCGGATGCGCAGAAGAGATTGCTTTTAAAATACGCAAAGGAGAATGGCATTATTGTGTTGGAGCAGCACATCTATGAGGAAAAGGGGATTTCTGGCCGGAAAGCTGACCGCCGCCCCCAGTTCCAGGAAATGATTTCTGCTGCCAAATCTAATCCTTCTCCTTTCCAGGTAATTCTGGTTTGGAAGTATAGCCGATTTGCCCGTAACCAGGAAGAATCCATTGTGTATAAATCCCTGCTGCGGAAGAAATGCAGCGTTGATGTTATAAGCGTGTCGGAGCCTCTGGTGGATGGACCTTTCGGTTCTCTAATCGAACGTATTATCGAGTGGATGGATGAGTATTACTCTATCCGCCTCTCCGGCGAGGTGTTCCGTGGCATGTCTGAAAAAGCCATGAAAGGCGGCTACCAGTCCAGACCTCCCCTGGGATACCGGATAGAACACAAGGGCTGCCCTCCTGTTATCGTTCCGGAAGAGGCAGAAATTGTAAAATATATCTTCGATAAATATGTGAATGAACACGCCGGGATTTTTGATATTGCCAGAAATGTAAATGCTTTAGGAGCAAAAACCTCCCACGGAAAGAGTTTTGAGCGCCGCTCCATTGAGTACATACTTAAAAATCCAACTTACTGTGGTATGATACGGTGGAATATGACGGATAACACCACCAAAGAGATAAAAAATAAATCCGAGTGGATTATTGCAGAGGGAACACATCCGGCAATTATTTCAAAAGAAGTTTTTCAGGCTGCCCAGAAACGGTTTGAAAAAGAATACATTCCCTCAGGACGCCGCCCCTCTTCCACTTGCAAACACTGGCTCTCCGGCGTAATGAAGTGTCCTGCATGCGGACGCACCATGGTTGTTAGTGTAACAAAGACGCGAACCGGACATTCTTATCCTTATTTTGTCTGCTATGGATATTCCAAAGGTAAATGCGCGGCCAAGACTGCTGTAAGTGCGAAAAAGATAGAGCCTTATGTGCTGGATGGTATTAAGACAGCTACACAAGGGGAACTCTCTTTTGCCATTAAAGAGACGAACCCTGTAGAAAGCAGCCCCGAACTACAGATTTTGGAGGAACAGATTGGCAAAATTGATATAAAGGAAAGGCGAATCAAGGAAGCGTATATGAACGGTATAGACACCATGGAAGAATACAAAGAAAATAAAGCCATCCTCGCCCAGGAACGTAAGATTTTGGAAAGTAAACTCTCATTCCTGCAAAAGAAGCCTGTTACCAAAGAGGAGGTCATGCCCAAGCTGCAACAACGCATCCGCAATGTGTATGATATTATAACAAATGACGATTTTTCTATTTCGCAAAAAAATGATGCCGTGAAATCTATTATAGAAAAAATTGTATTTAACAAGGAAACTGACACTGCGGAGATATACTATTACTACCTGTAAATCCCTTTGTTTATGCGGGGTTTGCGGTTTTCTATGTTATTACGGTAAGGTTGACCTTATTGTAAGAACATAGAAATAATGAAGAAGATGATACAATATTAATCCC